CCAGGGTGCGATTGCGCAGCTCATCCAAGGGATCGCAGCTCAGAAGATGAACACAATCGACGCCGTGGTTACGCAAAGAGCTCCTGATGGGAAGTTCCAAGCGACAATCGATGAGTTTCAGTAGCATTATTAACGACTTTGTTCACTTTCACTGTCAATGGCACGCAGAAAGAAGGCGTCACGACGTCGAGCACCTAAGACAATCAGCCTCATCAATCTCGCAGAGAGCTACGCCTACGCTAGCGTGCTCGTCGGCGGTGTGGCCAACAATACCCCAGTCGGTTTCATCGGATTCGACGGCACTGGTGGTACAGCGATGGCCACCACGAACGGCGGAGGTAGTGTCTCACTCTCTTCCCTGGTCGCTGACCCCGGATCGTCCTTCGACGCCATGCAGACGAACTTCATGGCGAGCTACCAGGCTATGGCTGTCCAGGCAATAGGGATCGGCATCACCTTCAAGTTCGCTAAGAAGCTCCTGAGGAAGCCCATCGCCAACGTGAATCGCAACATGATGAAGCCCCTGGGCATCGGAGTGAGGTTGTGATCCTATGGCAACTAACACAGTTACGGGAAACCTAGTTTGCAGCGACGGTACAAACATCCCACTCAAAACAGAAATCGCCGAGGGATCGGAAGCATCGCTCGGCACTGACAGTACATACACAATTGTGAGCCAAGATGTTGGGGATTTCGCACCCGGAAAGACCGTCGTTTCTGGTCTGGTGAGTTGCGATAACGGCGTTGGGTACTGCTACATTCTCTCGCAGGGCCTCGTGGCTGCAATCGTTCCATGGTCGGTCAAGGGTGCTGTCTCCGATGGATCGCCGGCGCTCTGCCAACCTTACACTCTAAGAGCAGGAGATATCGTAAAATGCATGAACCAGACGGCTGCGGACAGAGGAACTTCCGCCGCAGTCTATACCGCACGAGGAGTCTCGAGGATTTTTCATGTCACGAGCAGCGGGGGCGCAACGGAAACCCTGGTGGACCTGCAAACTGGCAACGATATTGGAAATACGATTTTCGGAGATACCATCACGAAATGGTTCGGAACGTCTGTTGACGGAAACAAGATCGAGACTGAAGGCTTCTACGTTGTCGATGCCCTGGGTAACGTCGTCGGTTCTTGTAGCGCAACGAACCCGATTACCCAACAGCCGGCGTTCTCATTCGCATCTGTACCGATTGCTTTGAATTATAAATTTGAGTACCTCACAAATGCATAGGTGTGATTGAATGCCACGCATGACCAAGGCGGCAGGGCGCCGAAGATTAGCGGAGATGCTGAGCAAAGCCAAGAAGCTCTACCTCAGGGACTTCATTTCAACCAAGGACCTCGACAGCATCGAGAGAATCTGTAAGATGCGAGCCAAGCAACTCAAGTGAGGCGAGTGCATTGGTGCAGGTAGGCAGTCCGCAATTACCTGGCTATGGGGGCCAAGCGGCCAAACCGATCGGCTGGCAGGACTCGCCCTACCAGAACTGGCCCGGAAATGGGAACGGTAACGGTAACGGTAACGGTAACAGTAACGGGAACGGGAACGGGGCAGGGCCGTTCACCCCCTCCACATCGATCCCCGGCGGCTTCTGGGGATATGTCATGCTCGTCGTGGGGATGAGATGATGGCCGAGACGATCTCCCCGCGCGTATACAAGCTACTGAAGACCAAGACTCTCGAGGCTGGCGACGGTGCCACGCAGATCTCTTTCACCAACGTGCAGGATGTCGGCGATCCGATCAGCATTGAAGAGCTGAATCGAGAAGAGCTATACCGCCTGGTGTTGGTGAACCTCGCCAGGTTGTCGGTAAAATCTGAATGGAACGGGTTGTTAGGATGAGAGCTGAGGATCGTAAGCCTTCGAAGAGGGTCTTTCCCCTGCTCCAGAACCTCGACCTGGACAATGTGACGTTCGCTCAGGTCCAGAGCGTAGGAGACCCGATCAGCATAGAGGACATGAACGAACAAGAGCTGCAAGACTTGGTGCTCGTGAATCTGGCACGCCTAGCTGTGTCTGGGGAGTGGACGGGCCTTCTCGAAGCTGGTGGCGGAGAGTTCAACGCGGTACTCACTGATTACGATTGGGACGGGGACACTGACCCGATCAGGATCATGGTTCTGCCCCCATACGGTACCCAGGAAAGAAACCATACCACCGAAGGGGGAAACAACAATAACCTCGTCTGGCACCCTTTCATCTCCCCGTATACGGGCACGATTTCCCAAGTAGACTTCTATGTAGGTGGCGCTTCAACTACAACCGGGGCCGTCGATATGGGATTCTACAGTGACAACGATGGTCTTCCCCAAACCCTCCTCGGCGAGTTCGTTCTGGCCACGACAAGCACGGGAACGATAACTCAGACAACTTCGAGCGAAGATGTTGATCTCGTCAAGGGCACTCAATACTGGGTTGGCCTGTTCTTCGATAATGTGGGTTCAACCCCGACATTCACCGTTAATGAGAGAACGCTGTCAGGTAGCGGTCTCCCTTGCACTGGTGCCAATGGCGTAGGAGCGCCCGAAGGCGCCATCTATGAACTCGATGCCAGCGGGACCGGCAATCACACCATCACCGATTATACCGCATTAAGACCGATAGGAATCGACCCCCCGAATATAGGAGTCAAGTTCTGATGGATCGCTCGTATACGACCTACGCGGGCGCCGACGTCATCGACCAGGGCAAGCGTGACGTCACATGGGAAGAGGTACGAGAGATGCGCGACTACTGGCTCAAGAAGACCGACTGGAGGGCGATGAAGGATCGCACGATTAGCCAGGCGTGGAAAGATTTCAGGACATCTCTTCGAGACCTCCCCCAGGACCATGCTGATCCGAACTCCGCCGCTGATGCTTTCCCGGAGGCTCCAGCATGAGCGAAGAGACCCTGGGCGATATCGCCAAGCGCATGGTCATGGACAACGGGATGGCATTCCTCCTGGGTTGGATTCTGGGCGCTGGTCTAGGCCAGACGCTCTGGGACTCGATCACGGGGGTGCTATAATCACCAAGAGAAAACCGGACACGGTGATCGAGTACCGCATCAGCCTGCAGGACAAGCAGTCCGAGCAGCTCGACTCCCTCATCGCTGCAGTCCAGTTCAAGCAAGTCACCTCTGGGGCCGGTTCTCTCTTCGAAGGTCTGGGGGTCTCGGAGATCACCAAGCAACTCAAAGACCCAACTGAGATGATCGGCATCTTCTATTCGATTGCCATGGTCCTCGAGATAATGGGTTACGAGACCGGCCTCCCTACTCCCTCGGACTTCAGCGGATGGAAGGCGGAGTTCGATGCAGCTGCAGCCCAGCGCGCTGCGACTGGCGAGGCTGGGCCGGCTGCTGGAGACTTCTCCTTCGGTGCCATCCTATACAACCTCCTAAATCCGAACTGGGAACTATTCGGAGTGCCGTTCCCTGGTAGTGCCGGCGATGTGGATGGCGGCGGCGGCGGATTCTAAAGAATCGAGAAATGGCCCTTCAAGTAGGGGGGTAGCGACGACGATATGGGGCCATCGGTCCCCCCAGAGGCTTGAAACCGCCAGTTTCGGAATCGAACACGAGGATTCCAAATCGATCACGGAGCCAGTCACGGACCTCTGGTGATTTGACTTTGATGTCACAGCTCATGCAGACATTCTGAATCTCTCGAGAACGTAGGACTATGTTAGACTCAATATGACAGAGACCGCACTTCCATCCTTTGCCCCTCACTCGCTCGCCTCCAGTACGATCGCTTGCAGCTTGTCCCTAGATGCCGTCATGTCTCTGAGGTTGTTCATCAATGCTAACCTCTCATCCAGTTCCGCTTGAGCAGCGAGCTTGAACTGCTTCATCTCTTGGTGGTGATCGATGATGACCCCAGAGAGCCAGGCAGAACGTCCCTGCTCCATGGGGCCCCCCATTGAATTAACTGGACGCCGAGTTTTCTTGGGCACCTCTTCCCAGATGGCGAAGGCAGCGTTAGACAGGTTCGCGGTGATTCCTGGCATCAGCTCGCCTCCTTTAGGAAGACGTCTAGGAGCCTTCGACAGTGCGGGCAGGGGATTGTTACCTCAAACGTCCTTGTGAGGGCTGGAGTGTCGTCTATGTCCTTCATTCAATCACTCCAGCATCAGCATCATGGGGTTTCGGCCTATCGGAGAGGCCGAACATGGATCACACTCGCCTTTGAGTATGAGCTTCGTTTTATCTCCATTGAATATCAATTCCATAGCTACTCTTTCACCGCATGCCAAACATGGCATCCCGTTTAACGCCCAGTCTTCAATCACTCCTTCCTTCATCTTTATCACCTGTGGAGGATCGGCGTTCAGTGTGGATGCACTCGTGGACCGACCCTCCAATTGACGAGACGGGATTCCCCTACTTGAACTTTTATTAAATAATATCCTCGCGGGGGGTATACCCAAGGATTAGCTCGCTTGGCTTCTGGGGCGAAGCCCCATTCAGCCACACCACCTCCCGCCGGCGATGACCAGCCCACAATAGCCACCGGGTATCAAGATTCCTTGGTATTTTGAATGAAATCGGGTCGTGAGGGAAGGTTGATGGGCGGTCGGCGGTGGTTGCATAGACATGGTAGCCGCTGAACTGATCATTTTGGGCGTTTTGAACGTGATTTGCATACTATCGATCGTGTCTTTGGGTCTCTGGCTGAGGATAGAGCTTGCAAACATGCTGGAATTACTCGATGAACGCCTGGCTATGGCACTCAAGAGCACGATAGATCGGCTCATGGATGGGGGGATCGGTGACTTCGAGCCACCGAACCCGATCCAAGGTGCGATAGCACAGCTCATTCAAGGCATGGCAGCTCAGAAGATGAATACAATTGACGCCGTTGTTACGCAGAGAGCACCTGATGGTAAGTTCGAATAGACAATTGACCACTTTCAATAGGATTATTAGCGACTTTGTTCAGTTCCGAGGACCATGGCACGCAGGAAGAAGGCAACAAGACGTCGAGCACCGAAGACAATCAGCCTCATCAATCTCGCAGAGAGCTACGCCTACGCTAGCGTCCTCGTCGGCGGCGTCGCGAACAACACCCCTGTTGGATTCATCGGATTCGACGGCGCTGGTGGCACCGCGATGGCGACCACGAACGGCGGAGGCAGTGTCTCGCTCTCTTCCCTGGTCGCTGACCCCGGATCATCCTTCGACGCTATGCAGTCAAACTTCATGGCGAGCTACCAGGCTATGGCTGTCCAGGCAATAGGGATCGGAATCACCTTCAAGTTCGCTAAGAAGCTACTGAGGAAGCCCATCGCTAACGTCAATCGCAATATGATGAAGCCCCTTGGCATCGGAGTGAGGTTGTGATTCTATGGCAACAACCACCTGCGTAGGAAATCTAGCCTGCAGTGACGGGACGAACATCCCGCTCAAGCTCGAAGTCGTCGAGGGAACAGAAACATCTCTGACCACTGACACAGTATATACGGTCAGCGCGATCAACATCGGCGACTATGCTCCTGGCAAGACCGTCACTCATGGACTCGTGTCTGGAAGCGTCGGCATCTCATACGCTTACATCCTCCGCCAAGGCGTCGTGGCTGCAAACATCGCCGTCTGCGTGAAGGGAGCATCTACCTTCACCCCGAGGTTGTGGGCCCCCTTCACACTTCAGGCCGGCGATCTCCTCAAGGTGATGACCCAGACTGCAGCCGACCGAGGAGCCAGTCTCGCCGTTTACACTAACCAGGGCATCTCGAGAATCTTCCACGTCACGCCGAGCGGCGGGGCCACCAACGAGCTTGTCGATATTCAGACTGGCAACAGCATCGGAGATACTTTGCAGGGACAGACATGCGTTTCCGCCACTTTCATCACAGTCGACGCAGCTCTAATCGAAACCAACGGCGCTTACATCGTCGACGCCCTGGGTAACGTCGTCGGCAGCGTCACCGACACCGACCCG